TTCACTTGTTCATCAGTGGGCGAGTCTATGTATTCCAGTTTGTATGCCAGCCCCGAACACCCTGTGGTTCTAACACCAATAAGAATACCTGCACCGTGACCTCTACGATCCAGCTGTTGTCTTACTTTTTTTGCTGCCAGTTCAGTTAGCTGTATCATGTTTAGATCGATAGTCTGCTAGGGCTGCTTTAATTGCATCTTCCGCCAATATGGAACAGTGTATTTTGACAGGAGGTAGCGCGAGTTCTTCCGCAATGTCCGAATTCTTAATTGAATCCGCCTCGTCAATACTCTTTCCTTTAAGCCACGTAGTGACCAACGACGAAGATGCGATCGCCGAACCGCAACCATATGTCTTAAATTTGGCATCGGTAATTACTCCGTCATCAACTTGAATTTGTAGTTGTAAAACATCTCCACAAGCCGGGGCTCCTACTAATCCTGTACCCACTCTAGGATCGCTCTTATCTAGCTTACCTACATTTCTTGGATTTTCATAATGATCTAAAACATTTGTTGAGTATGCCATAATTACTCCGTAAAATATTTCTTATACTTTGGTTGCACGTCTAATATAGATTCATGACGCACTGTATCTAATATTTTAGTATATTTTATAAAGTTTGTAAATTTATTTGGATCAAAATTATTTATTTCTAGTAGTTTAAGAACGTTCATTATTCCGGTAGCTGAGTTGTTTGGTGCCCAATTTAGTGCTTCGTATAATTCTTGAATAATTTTTGGACGCATTTCCACTGGGGTGTTTTCAATAAATAATTCCTCCACATCATTAACAATATTGATACCATGATTTGCATCAGGATAATTTTCTTGTGTAAATTTTAACAAATCAACAATATTAAAAATGTTGTACATACTAACAGTTGTTGAAAACATCAATTCGTGATTGCTCACTAATTTGATGTTTTTTATTATAGTTTCCCAATTTGATCCGTGCCTTATATAATCATTTAAAGGACCTACCCCATCAATTGAAATTACAAATGTTAAATTGTTTAATTTATTAAAAATTGTTAGGAGTTTCTCATCTAAATTATTAAGACTTGTATTGATTAAAACATTAGCGTTTGGATTTACATTTGATAATTTTAAAAGAAAATCATAATTGTACGATTCTAATAAAGGTTCGCCACCAGCTAGATAAACTTTTTCTATTTTTTCATCTATTGGTATATCATGATTGATTCTTGAATTACCAAAAAACCAAAATTTTGATGGCCATAAATTATTGATCTTTGCGTATTCGGCGTTAATAGCACTACTGCTTCCTGAATTACACATTCTACATTTTAAAGAACAAGTATTACTAAACCGTAAATCATAACTGATTGGATTTATTTTTTCTAAGTTTATAAACTTTAGAATATTATTTTCAACTTTTGGTAATGCTTGCAGATCTTTCAACCAAATTGCTGTTTCAATTTGTCTAGCACTTCTTAGGCCTAATTTTTCTTTATCATAACAACCATTGCATTCAACTGGAAATTTGTTTTGAAGCATTTTATGCCTCAAATCATTCATTTTTTTAGAATTAAATGCTTCGAAGGAATTCTGAGTGAAATCGTCGGTTTGTTTTTGATTTTCATAACAACATATGTTATGTATGTTATTAAATTGTTTTTCTTGATGAACAAAAGGTAAAATACAAAAACTATTGCTAGTTTTTAAATTTTCTATAGATACCATTAAGAACGTTTAGATAGAGCCGATTTGGCCATTGAATCAACTGTGCGCTCGGGCGCAGTGCTAGGAATTTCCTGTTCAATTTCAGCAGGCTGATCAGTATCGTCGGCAAATGGTTCTAAATAAACATACTTGACGCCTGAAGAATCATCTTTGATATCTTTGATTAAATTTTTGATATCAGAATTTGATTTATATGCGTCAAGCAAGTTGTCAAGATTGAATTGGCTTTCACCGGTTTTTTGAACGAGATTGATCAAACTGTCTACCCTGATTCTTGGTTGAATGTGAGTATCGTGTGCTCTGTTGCGTAAAAACTCGAGCGTGGTCAGCAAGTTTGCATCACCACGCCCGTCGGCTTCATCTTCGAGAACTTCGTCAAGGTATTTGTCTAAGTTCTCAGTAATTACTTCTTGAATACGCATTAACGCTTCTCTCTGCCTACCACGTTAGGTCCGGCAGCAGCATCTGTTGCTGCAAAACTATCTGTATCCATGTCGCTGGTCATATCAGCTGCTGGCATTTGTCCAGGCATAGCACCAGGTGCGGCTCCGGGTGCAGGTGCTGCGCCCATGCCCATTGGTGCTGCAACAGGTTCGCCGGCTAGTGCTCTCGCTGCATTGTCTGCTGTGCTACGAGCTGTGCTTAATTGAGTGGTCATTTCTGCCAACAATGGCTCAACGCTGGCCTTGAATGCATCTGCTTGTTCCATGCCAATTTGGTCACGGATAGTGTCTAGTAACGCAGGCATTTGCTCGTTTTGCATTTTGCTAACTTCTTCCAGCATGTCCTGAATACTATCAACCATGTCCTTGGCAGCTAGAATAGCTTGGCTCTTGCCCATTTCGCTTTCCATGATCAGCTGTTGCTTGTTTTCAATCATCCAGCGGTGCAGACCTTCACGTACCATCAGCAGCTCCATGTACTTAGGATTTTTCTCTGCTACATGAACTCCGTGGCTGTGTTTGATCTTTTCAAGATTTTCTGTCAAACCTTGAGCTAGCACATAAGCTTTAGGAAAGTTCAAGTTGTCATAATCAATCTTGACGCCAAAGCGGCTTTCCATGACTTTGTTGATTTTTTTAGCGGAAGGCTTGACGCCCATTTCTGTTAATCTCATAGTGGTGTATTCCCAAATTTTAAGTATTTAGCCGAAATTAAAGTTTTTTTCAAAATGTTTAAAACTGCCCGGCGTTGCATTTTTGCATCAGTACATCTATTTAAGGCCGTTTCAATTTTGAAGTCATTTTTGGCATTTTTAATGGTGTGTTGATAAAATTCAATGTCTCGGTCAAGTCTGCCTAATTGTCTATCTAGCTCCAGCAGTTCTGCAGCAGCAGCATAATTTTTCATCAATTTGATACAATACAGTATGGCATTGGTTTTAGAAACAAAATCGTGCAGCACCCGCCCATCCTGTTGTTCTACACGCCAACATGTACTATTTTTACCTTGTATCCTGTAAGGGCCAATTAAAAACCCGTAGCTTCCAACAGGAATAACTACGGGTTCATTTATGTATGTTTTAAGTTGTTTATCTGTCCATTCTTTGATGTATTTTGTGCCTACAGTTGCAAATAATTGTTGTGCCTGATCAAGTTCATTTTTTTGGTTTGTAGAAAACTTTGCCATTTTCGTTTTTTCTAAATAAAACATCTTTGTTCACCAATTGATTTGCCACAACCAATTGTCTGGGTGATAAATCTTCTCGAGCTATCCGCTTGTCGCCATCAAATTGCTCTAATACATCTGCTTCTTCGTTAGTAATAGGTAATCTAATTTTATTTACAAGTTCTACAATCTTCATTATTATTTTAGAATAAGTTGTACTATGACCATAATTAAACCTGTGAGCATTGCTACGCCAAAAGCTGTGCCAACGGTAATCAGCTGCCCGCTACTTTTACTAGTAGCCTCTGCTGCAGATTCTGATATTTTCGTGCGTATGATGATAATATGTTCTTCCATATTAGTCATGCGCTGTTCTAACTTGTCTAGTTTGTCTTCCAATGCCTTGTATCTTTCAGCGCATAAATCCACGTGCGCTTCAAGGCTTGCTCTTTCGCTTGCTGCCATCTCTTTCTTCCATTCAAAATAGAGGGTTCTGTAGTAGTGCCTAGATTGTGTGCCATGAGCAAGTTGCCTTAAATGTGCCTGTGTTTAGACAGTATTTAAGTTGATTCTGCCTTTTATAAAATATATGTTTTTTATTGAGCCGTAAGGATAAAAAATTGGCAACATAAATCGTGTTGTTTCTTCTAACCCGCAAATTATAGGTACTTTACTAAAAGCTTCGTCAAGAGCTCCTACTGGATCCTCATCTCTGAGAAAAACATCTTCATGTTCAACGCCAAAGCTGAATACCCAACATCTTTGTCTGCCGTGGTATATTTCTGGAAAATGTGAGGTGGCATCCACTTCTGTGTCTTCAATTACGTATGGACCGTCAATGTGTTGTGGCTGCGCTTTGATGCCAATGCATTGTAGCACAGTCTCCCAATTACGTTGTTGATTGCGTTTTAGCTCGTTATCAGCCGAATGTCTAATAACACCTGTAGCAGTTATATCAACCAATGTTACGCCTGTGTAAAAGTACATGTAGATATTTATAAAATAAAAAAGGCAGAACTAAGTCTGCCTTTGATTGTTTAAGTTTTGGTTGTTTAAGCCACAACAAAACTTGTACCGTTGGTAACAGTAGCACTGCCTAGGTTAACAGAACCTTTGCGTGTTCCAATTGCCTGGATTGCAGTCTGTAATACACTAGCGTCTGGTGCATTTACACCATCGCAGCACAAACTGATAGCACCCGATGTTGGGTGTGCATAGTAAGCCAACACTGGTGGAAACACTTGAATGATTGCTTCAAATGCTTCGTTGGCCGCATCATCTTCAGCTGAAAGGTTTACACCAGCTGCCACGATATAAAATACAACGCTTTGTCCTACTTCGGTAAATTGAATACCGTTTAGAACACCTGTTAAACCTGCATAGTTGTAGCCTGCGCTACGATCAATTCCGATTGGCATTATTTTCTCCTAAAATTTTGCTTTCGCTGTAGATATTTATGGCGGTCATAAAAAAAGCAGCCGAAGCTGCTTTGTTTTATTGATATAAATCAATTAAGCGATCTTGATACCGCTTGAGGTTGTAACTGCTGCTAGTGCAGGGAATACATTACCATATGCACCAATGTTAGCACCAGGGGTACCATCATGGCTTAGTGTACGAATGACTGTTTGTAAATCTGTAGCACTCCAACCACTACGTTCAGTGATAACACTCAATTGTGCAGTTGAACCTTGTGCATCAACTTGATATGCTAGAATAGTAGCATTTGAGCTGATTGTTTTTAATAGTGTATGTACAGCGCCATCTTTTTCGGCTGTGCTTGGGCCTTTTAATTCATTTGCTAGGTTAGCAGTAATACCTAGTGTGGTAATTTTGTAAGCCTGGATTGGGCTGTTAATACCTGTGTTGATAATAACTGCGTTTGCATTTTTACTGGTGCCTTCGCCAATATTGGTTACAATTTGACTATCACCACTTACTCTTTGGACTCCGATTGACATGTTGTTTCTCCTTAAACATTTGCGTTTACCGCATGCAAATATTTATGCAGGTTTGGAAAAAACTACAATCTTCCTTGTACATTTGCTGTAGAAAATACCCCGCGATTGACCAATTTAATGAATCCGCTAGGTGTATTGATTACAAAGCCTTCGCCTTTGGGCACATCGCCTACATACTGCTCAACACCACCCACTTGTGGCTCCAGTTGTTGTAATATAGCCAGTTTAAGGTTGTATATGGCCACATAAGCAGCGTCCATGGCTTCCATTATGGGTCTATTCTCTTCGGCTGCAACTAATGCAAATTGCGGTTTAGTTAAATTATTCTGCAGCCAGGCTGCATCAACTGCTTGTCCTGTGTATTTTCTATTATAGTATGTTTGCAGTTTTGATACTGTGGATTGTGTGAGGCTACCTAAAAAAGCGTCTCCATTTAAACTTGCAAAATTTTGCACAGCAGTTTGAGCTGCTCGTGTTTGCTGTACTGGTTCTCGTAGTCGGAACTTGGTGCCCATTGTGCCTGTTAAAACTGTTATGTTCTGATTGGTACCACCAAGACCGCCCAATCCTTGTAATGATGTTTTGTTTTGTAATTCGGTGCCCTTACTGGTTTTCTCAATATCAGTTCCATAGGTATGCACTGCAAGTCCAAAAGGTCTTCCTTTAATTTCTTTGCCTACAGCACTATTGGATTTGACTCGATAAGTAACACCGTGTGGATTAGCCTGAAATGTAAAATATGATTGTTGTTCCGGCACAGGCTCGGTCCACATAACATCGCCTTGCACAAAGCCTTGAAAACCGCCAGGCACAATTGTGGCCACAGCGTCAAACATAGCAGCAAGTTTTTGACCCACATCAATATTTTTTTGGTTTTTAACAAAGAAGTCTAATAACTCTTTGGCACTGGTAACTTGACCACCAGGCATACCGATGTATTCTTTATAGTTCATGGTGAACAATCTATCAACTGACCTACGTCCAAAGATAATTGCCGGACTGCCGTCCCATTTGATACTTACTAAATTTGGATTAGAAACAGCAGACAACATGCCATTAATCGCATCTGTAGCTGCGTCGCTACCATTGAGAATAAAATCTTCTGGATGCGGTGTGCGTATGCCTTCGGTGAGTGCAGTAATAAATTCTAATAGCATTAGGCAAACTTGTCTGAATAGGTTCTAAACCATGCTGCCGTGCCTGGGGCGGGTGCAGCTTCTGGCAATTGTATATCGCTCTTGGCAAGAGTTTCTCTAGCAGCGGCAATCAGCTGATCGTAGTTGGGTCTTTTGGCAATGGCATCTAGTATGTCATCTGCAGTGTTTAGTTTGGCTACTGGAATGCCGGTGATATCACTTAGTTTTTTGGCGCTCTTACCATCTTCAATGGTGGTGTTGGTAACACGATCAACAAGGCCATGTTTGTAACTCCATTTGAGTCCTGGATGTAATGCTGCCACAATACTAGCAAGAATAACGTGACGACTCATGCCTGTCAGTTTGCTTTCTTCTGGTGCGCCTGCCATGCTGAACGCTTGCCAACCAGGATCACCAAACATCAAGTCTGCTTGAACAAATCCGTTTTTGGGATTGCCTGCTATAGGAGTTTTGATGTGTACGCTGTCCCCGCTTTTTTTAATATCTTTGGCATCAACACCTGCTGCTAACAAAACTTTGATCAAATCTTCTTTGGTAGTTTTTGTTTCGTCTACTGCAAGATCTAAATCACCTGATGAACTTTTACGTCCTGTTGTACCCAACCAAGTTTCCATGGGAAATTTTAATCCAGTGGCAGATTCTATCCAATGGATAGTGGCAGGCACATCTTCGCGTTGAATGCGTTGAGTGAGCGATTGGCCCGTGGGTGATTTAAATATGTTACCACCTTCGTTGAGCTGCTTCATCATTTGGTTCCTTGGCGGGCTTGTAGTTGTGCAACTATTTGTTGTTTTACCGAACCAGGAAGTGTTTGTAATGTGTTTGAAAGTTCGTAAGGATTTAAGTATCCTAACCAACCATACTCCTTTGGTATTCCTTGAAAAGCCGGATTTTCTCCAAACTGTTTATAAGCCGCTTTTGCCAAATCCTGTGGACTTTGTCCTGAGCTTTTTCCTGGCAGATCATACGGTGCGTCTAAAACCTTTTGCATGGTATCAGGTAATAACCCTTTAGCAAAACTGGATATAACTCCCTCGCCAACAATGTCCTTAACTTTCATTTCTAAATCTCCTTACACCACGAGCAAATTTTGCAGGATCTTGTGCCCTAATACTGTTAAGCAATCTACGCTCTAATTCAGCTGCCTGCTCGGCGTCGTAGTTTTCCTTGATGTAGTTTATCAGGTTAATGGCACCTTGTATCACATGCCCAGCACGACTTTCCACAAGATTTTCCCTGTCTCTACCCACGGGCATGTGAGCAAGTTCATCCAAGATGCTACGGGTGCGCTTTTGCAAAATCTACTCCGTTATTAGATATTTATTCGGTTTTAGTTTTTAGACTTGCAAGCATTTGCTTGAGTTTAGTGCTGTCAACATTGGCTTGTACACTTTTTTCAATATCGTATCCAGGCTTGGGTTTGGCAGCGATCATAGGACTGCTGGTGGTTGCAGTGGTCTTGATCTGATCCATGATCTGACTGCTAGTGCGGAATCCTTGCCCTCCGTTTTCACTTTGTGCATCTTCACCTGGATCAGTAATACGCAAGCTTTCAATATTGAACTCTAGATCAACTTTTTGTCCAACACCACTTGAACTACGAGTCTTCATAAGCTGTATTTGATATCTACCACGCTCACGCATTGCCCTTGAAGTAAAGATGCCAAACACATTATCTGCTGTGTTAATTTTACTGATACCACCCGAGATATGACTGTGATCAAATTCAATTTCTTCTACTGCAGATCTGTTCAACTGCGATGCTGTAATCATTAGTATGTTAAACTCTCTAGCCAAGTTTCTTAATTCTTCACTCACATACTTGTCTTTTACAAACAAGTCACTAGGACTGACTTTTGCACTAACCGGCATCACAAGGTCAAGATAATCAACCATGATAAAGTCTGTTTTCTGTCCTGTTTGTATTTCTAGTTCTTTGAGATAGGCTCGGATATGATTGACATTGCTTTGTGCAGGCATGTATTTGATACGCAGCTTGCCACTCTTTTTGCCTACCATGCGTATCTTCATTTCAAGTGTATCTAAGTCTCGGAATATCTCTTTTGTACTACAGTTAGCAACCATGGCATCCATACGCATGGCACAAAGTTCTTCGCTAAGTTCTAGTGTAAGGAACACCCCGTTGAGTCCAGCAGTGATCCAGTTAATAGCAATGTTCTGCATGAACAACGATTTGCCACTACCCGAACCACCAGCAAAGATGTTTAATTCGCCTCTGTTCATACCGCCAAACAAGCGTTGATCCATGGTAGGCCAACCTGTGCTGACCTGCCCGTTATTGCTTTTGATTTTCATAAGTCGGGCACGAGGATCTTCAAAATAGTCTGTGCCCATGTCTTTGGTAAGACTGATTTGCACAGCATCCTTGATCAGTTTTTCTACAGGATCAAAGTTGCCTTGTTCGATCATGTCTGCAGCCTTGAGAATAGCACGTTCCAGTTCTTGCTTTCTACTAAAGCCTTCAAACTCTGTCAAAAACCAATCATAGTGTCCTTCTCTGAGATCTGGAACCGATTTTAATTCTACACTAGTAGCAGCTTGTATCTGTTCTCTAGTAGGCAATGTTTTATGATCATCACTGTGTTTTTTGATAAATCGTGCCGCTTCTCTAAGACTGCGATCAAAGTTTTCTGCGTTATAAATGTTCTGCACACGCACATAGGTTTCTGCGTCTTGTAGCATCATTTCTAAAAAAAGTTTTTGAATATCTAAAGAATAATTTTTATGCATATATTTTTTTAACCAGATTTCGTGCTGAATTTTTATAGAACTCTCCTGATGCTATATAGTTTAAATTATAAAGGAAAATATCTCTTGAATCATATAATTTTTCAGCAAGTTGGGGCAAAGTGTAATTTTTTGAGATTTTTTTAATTTGTTCTAATGCAGCAAGTAGTCTGTAATGTAATTTTTTTTCGTGTTGATAATTGTAATCAATTAAGTCTTCCAGGAAGATAAAACCATTTTTCTTAATAAGATCAATAGATTGATATCCTATAGGTAAAATAATTTGCATATCTAAAAATGTTTTAATGCTTTTTTCTGTAAAAATACAATAAGGAAAACTGTTAAAAGTTTCTCTAGTTAAATTGAAAGCAGACACTTTATTATATACATTTTTTTCAAAGTAAGATAGTTTTATAGTTTCATCTGGACTAATAGAATTGTTAGGCCATTCATATGCTTTTCTTGCCGCCATGAGTTTATCACATAAACTTCGATCTTGAAATTCGGTGATTTCTTCTAAGAAATTGTCAAATTCTTTATTAGTTGAAACGTAGCCACCAATGTAATCAATATGTCCTAGATTTTTATATAACATGACACACGCAGTAGTAAAATCTCTTTCTGCTGTGCTATAAGTACCGCCAAAATATGTAAAATAGTGCTGTAAATTTTTTATTTTATAATTTTCTATTGATTGTGTATTATGCAGTAATTTATCAAAGTAGAATGCAAGTGGAGTATCAATAACAGTAAAACCAGATTGTAAAGTTAAATCACAGTATTTATTATACCATTCATTAAGATTCAAAGTGTGTGTAGAAATTAGAATCAAGTTGGACATTTTGCAACACTGTTTTTTAAACCAATTATGTAAAGCTATCATGATCTCTGGAGATAGTGTTTCGTCATAAACAATAAGAAGTTTGTTGGTAAAACTCTTATCAAATTTTTTACAAGAAAAATAATCATCTAAGAACTTGTGTAAATAAATTTCTTTATAACCATTTCTAGGTGCATTGGCTACTATACCAGTCATTGTATCATCAAAATAAGCAATTATTTCTAAATCTGTTTTCAGTAGTATGTCAAGTAATATTTTATTTTCAATTTTATCATTTATAAAATTAATTTTTGGCATATTTTTTCCTGTAAAGTTCAATTTTTAATTTACTTGTTTGTTTGGCATCTAATATACTTTTCAAAACAAATAATTTTCCGTATGTAATTACAGCTTCATTGATGTCTTTACAAGTTTCTTGCCATACAGGAAAACTTACTGTCCATCCAGCTTCCATTGCACGATCAACCAGTTTTTGGCCTGCACGGTCTGCATCTGCCACTACTATCACCTCGCGCTGTAATCTATCTATCTGTTCTACCTGTGTTTCTGAAATTTCACTTCCATTCACTGCTACTCCATCAATACTTATAGCATCAAACGGTCCTTCGCACACAATTACAAATTTCCAGTCTGGCTGCTGTTGATCTAAATTGAAAACAAAATCTGTTGGGTAGTTACTCCAATACTTGGGTTTGACTCCGTCTGCTATCGCTCTTGCAGTATATCCAACTATTTCACTTTGATAATAATAAGGAATCACAATTCTGCGATGTAAGTTATATGCTTCTTCAGGCGTCCAATAAAAATTGTATTTTTTTAAATCAATGCCTCTACGATTTACATATTCTATTGCCGCTAGTAATTCTGCAGGTACATTGTTGTAATCGCCTATACTATAAAAACTTGCTAACTCAATTACATTTCGTGCTTGTTCAGGCAATGCTCTAGCTTCATACTTGATTTCTTCTTCTGGAACCCGTTCAAGTTCTTCGGGTGCTACTAGTTCTCGCAATCTTACTGCGTTAATAACTAATCGACGTATAGTTAAATCATCTGCGCCTAGCCAAGCTAATAATTTCCTAAACTTAAAAGTCAAATGCCTACCAGGTATAAAACTGGTTGTGTAACCACAATTAAAGCAATGATAAGAGACCTGGCCTGCATTAGTCTTTACACCGCCTCTACCTCTAGTGTCACTAGTTTCACCGTTGTGTACACAGCAAGGCGCATTAAAACTTGTCCATCCGTTCTGACCCGTTTTACGGCGTGCAGGCAGTAATTGCAAAACCTGTTGCTGGATAGAGTCTAACATCCTGCTATTGTATACTAATTTTTAAGTTTAGCCAACTTTAATGATTGTAAAACTTGAATGTAGAACCAGCCAATATCAAATTCAAACCAACGACGGCTAAATTTAGGACTGGCTGGATCTAAGTGATGGTTATTATGAAGTTCTTCGCCGCCAATATAAACTGCTATGGGTATTAGATTTCTAGATTGATCTGCAGTTTCTCCATTACGATAACCCCACCAGTGTGCCAGTCCATTTATAATACCGGCTGCGTGGAAAGGTATCCAAATCATTTGCACCAACCATATTAGTACGCCTGCCCAACCAAAGAGAATCGCATCTAACGCCAACATTATCATAAAACCCAGTTTGTGATGTCTAGTATAAAAAAGTTCTAGTTGATCTTTTGGTGTCCCGGCTCCATACTTGATAACAAAGTTTGGATCTTTGGTTGCTTCGTGATATAGACTCCATCCTCCAAATATCAAGCGCCAAATACCAAACACATGTGGGCTATGCGGATCACCTTCTACATCAGTACTTTGATGATGCTTGCGATGCACTGCCACCCAGGCCTTGGTAGTCATGCCTGTTGTTAGCCAAACCCAAAAACGGAAAAAATGATTTAAGGCAGGATGAAACTCTACACCGCGGTGTGCTTGGCTACGATGCAGGTATAAAGTGACGCTGACAATAGTGATGTGAGTGAGTAGGAGGGCGATCACCAGACCCTGCCAAAAGGAAATGTCTATCATACAGTATTTACTTTAAATTAAATGCCACACTAATTCTATAATCTGTGCTACGGTTTGGTAAAACTCTGTGTGCTAGATTGCCTGCAAACTGTATAAAATCACCTGTTCGAGGTTGAAATACCTGATATTCTTCATAGCGTCTGAATTCTATGCCACCTGAATTCTCTGGTACTTGTACATACAGCA